TCAGTTGTTCAACCGGACGCGGCAGACCGTTGCCGCCGCTGCGGCGGCCTCGACCACGTGGCCGACCAGGGTGTTGCCTGTAGCCGTGCTGGTGATTTCGGTGCCGGTCCAGTAAGCTTTGACGCCTTCCGTCAGACCGGTCCCGGCTACCTTGGGCAGGTCAAAGACACCCTCCACGGCAACGGCAACTTTCCGGCCTTCTGCGGCGTCCGTGGCGGCCACGCCGAACAGTGCGCCAATAAGGGCAGCTTGCCCTGAAACGAGGCCGCCGGTCGGGGCTGTGAGGTCAATAGTGCTTCCGTTCTGAACATAGTTTCGCATGTCAGTAACCTTTGCTGGTTCGGGGGTAGATGATGCGGCTCGGGCGCAATCCCTGCGCCGCAGAGATCCGGTCTTCGAGGCTGGCGATTGCAGCGGCCATTTCGGAGTCAGACCGATAGGTGACAGACTTGTCGCCATGCCTGACGGTCAGCGCGCCGCTATCTCGGGCCTCCAGCAGCGCCTCGAGGCGCTGCTGCATTTCAGTCACGCTGGCCATTACGCGCCCGTTGCGTGGTCAAGGCGCGTCCAGGATCTCCACTCCATCCAGCCCAAGCCGAAGGGGTGACGAATCTTGAACTGGACGGCATCGGTATCGAAATTCACGCGGCTATCGGTGAACGGGGCCTCTTGCCCCTGCAAGAACACCCGCACAGCGCCGTCCATGCGGGCGGGGTCGGCGACCAGCCACGATTTCGCGGGATCGGTGAGGCGAGGCTCCACAACCACCTGTAGCTTGCCTGCCAGAGGGTTCACGTCAGCCACGGCGGACGCCTGAATCTGGGCAAGAAGCCGCAGGGCGGTTTCCTCGAAATCGGAATGGACAAGCCACTGGCTGGGATACACGCCGATGATGACGCCGCCCGCGCCTTTGCGCTTGGCCATTCCCGAGCGGAAGCCCATGACTTGCGCAACCTCCGTAGAACCGTCCAGCGTGAGCGTTTTCACGTTGCCCCGGCTGGCGTCGAATACCGCAGTGTTGTCCGACATGGTCGGCCCGGCATGGCTGGCCTGTTCCACGAATGCCACCTGCCGGTCGGCGATCTCGGCAGCCATGCGTTTCCCGAATTGCACGCCATCATTTCCGAGGCGGGAACCGGCATTGATCGTGAGTTCATACGATTTCGAGGTAATGCCCCCGATAACGGCAACGCTGACCTTTTCACCGGACTCATGGACAAAGCTGTGCTTGTACTGACCATTTTCCAGCCGGTCAGCTATGGCCAAAGTCGTCCAATCCGCCAGTGCCCGCGTTTCAGCGTTGAACGTGCTGACAGTATCGCGACCGAACAATGCGGCGATGGGCGCGGCGGCAGCTTCCATTTCCCGGCGCATGGCCAGGTTGAAGGTGCCGCCAGCGATGATCGGAAAGTCACTGGTCGTCGCGGCCCGGCGGATAACTTCGGCGTCGGACAAGCCAAGCGTGTTGATCCCGTGGTTCCGGCACAGCCGTTCGGCCAGGGCGCGTTCCCCCTGGGCGAAAACTTCCGCAGCTTGGCCGGTAGGAGCCTCTCCACGGTTGCGGGCATCGTAGAAGCCAATGACGGCGCTGCGCAGCACTTCCGGGTTATCCAGCGTCTGATCGTTGTGCCCCCGGTTCACGGTGCGGATCGTGGTTTGCCCGGCTTCGATGGACGCCAATGCAAGGCGCATACGATCACTATCATCCGCTTCACTGGCGCGCAGCACTTCGCGGACGTTATCAGGCACGCCAGCGGCCCGGCAGACAGTATCGAACTGGTCTGCCGTCATGCGGGTCGGCTCGGTGGTATCGGTAGTTTCAAGAACTGGATCAGGCATCTGATTTCCTCGGATTCGTGAATTGGGATCGGCAGGATTCACCACGAAACTGCCTTCGATGAATTTGCCGGAGAGGGCGCGGCGGATGGTCCGGCCTGCGGAGTCCGTGTCCTTGCGCCACTTGGTCACGGTGAAGGACACGGAAAAGCCGGTTTGGGCACCGTCGGCGAGGTTCGCGGCGATTGCCTCATTGTCGGCCCGGCTGGACAGTTTCCCGTCGGCAATAAGGGCCGTGACGCCGCCCTCGAGGCGTTCGGTGCGGAAATTCGAGAGGGTGCCCACGGTGTCACGGGCAGAGCGGGAATGATCCATTTGCAAGGGCAGGCTTTCCGGCCAGCCGTCTGCACCGAAGGAGGCCAGATCCAGCACTTCGATATGCGAGCCCCGTTCGACCGGTGCATCGGTGGCGACCACGACCGTAAAGGTCCGGCTTTCCGGGTCATAGCTGTTCGGTCGGGCTTGCGCCTGGAACCGGCGGATCGGTTCAGTCATCGGTTTCCTCCATGGGGGTAGGGCCAGCCGTTCCGCCGCTGGGGCGGTTCGTGTCTGCGGCGATCTCATCCATGACCGTTTCAGGGTCGCGGCCTCGGGCGGCGATAATCTCGCGGCGGGATTTCAGCCCGGCGTCAAGCAATGCGATTTCCGCGTTAGCTTCTTTCATCGGGTCGACCTGGGGCCAACTTGGCTCGATCCATCCGGGGGTGATGATGCCGCCAGCAGTGCGACCGGCCAGCCGTTCGATGCCATGCCAGCGGCGGAACACCGGAACCAGTAGCCCTTCGATCAGCAGCACCTTGCGGGTAGCCTCGGCCTTCCTGCGAGCGGTCAGGGCACCACCCCGGAATGACGAATAGTTGACGCCTTCCAGATCCCCGATCAGGTCTTCATAAGTCACGCCGATGGCGGCGGCGATTTGGCGGTAAAGGATCTTCATGAAGGCATCGAAATCGGGGCTTTCGGGGCCGCGCACCGTTTCCACCGTCTCACCGGGACGTGCCCGGATAATTGCCCCCGGTTCCAGAGATGGATTGATTTCCCCATCAAAGGCGTCGGTGCCGTCCGTGCTGGTGAAAATAGCTGTCAGCAGGGCGCTGACCTGCAATTGCTTTAGCCGTGCCTCAATCGCAATGCTGGCGTTGTTCAATACGGGCAACACCGCCACCAGCGGGCTAATGCCCCGGACCTGACCTGGGAATTCCGATTCATAGACGTGCACCACGTCGTCCGCGTCGAACCGCTGGGAAGCGGTGACCGTAGCGAAGGGGTCGCCAGGTGCGTTCGGAAGGATCCAATATCCGGTAATGACGCCGCGCCCGTCTCGTTCCACGCCGCTGATGATTGCGCCGCCATCATTGCGCGGTTCATTCTTCGACCGGTCGAGTTGTTCCGGGTCAAGGATCTGGAATGCGTACTGGCCCGACACAACGCGATGCAGCCCCAGAATTTCGCCAGCGATGGCATGGGAGCGGATTGCCGCGCGCTGGATTGCCGTCGCGCTCATTTGCCGCGAGGGGTCCAGTCGTGCTGTGTTGAACCGGAAGTCGAGATCGGAATCATCCGTATTCAACCGAACGCCGCTGCCAACAATCTGCGAAACCAGCAGATTGACGGCTGACCGAACGACGCTGTCGTTCATGTAGAGGCCCGCCACGCGCTGCGCCACGGTCTGCCCCGCGCCCCGAATATCAGCCGCACCCGATACGCCGCGAGGATCGTCGGGCCAGTTATCCGATGCAGCATTCACGGCTCGGGTGACAGCCGGGGCCGGTCGGGTGCGGGTCAGGAAACGGGAGAGGGCGGTAAACATCGTGATCACCGCGCCAGAAAGCTGCCGTTCAGGCCAAGGTCATCGGCTGCTTTCCTCGCCCTGCGAAGAATGGGCGTCAAATTGAGAAGGGCAAGGGTGCGGCCTTCTCTGTTATCGTCTTTCCATCCGTTCGTTATCTCCGACGTGATCTTGGCCAAGCCGCCAGCCTTCGCAAATGGGACAGCCGCCAAAGGCTCATCATTCCCGATGTCAACATCAGTATATGCCGCCAGCCAAACATCCTCGCCCCTCTCGAAGATCTCGATAGCTTCCCGCATCGCCTGCGGGTTGCCTTCGATAAATGCCTTAGCGACATCGCGGTCCATGGAGGCCGAACTGACAAAACCGTCCGCCGTGGCTGCCATGATGGCCTCGACGGGCAGGTATCCAGAAGCGTCGCGCGCGGCTTCGTATTGATTCCGTTCATCGTCCGTCAGGCCAATGCCCAAATCACGCGTGGATGCATTGACGCGCGGCACCTGATGCCTGCGCGCAAGCGTCTTGAACAAATTTTCGTTCAAACCGGAAATCGCAAGGAAATGGCGGCGCGGCAGGAAGGTCATCTCGAGTCCCCTTGGGTTGCGGGTTCATTTGACCCCAACATACCCGCCGCCACAATTGGTGTCAAGTGACCCCAGTAAAGGCGATGTATCCGGCCTAGAAAAGGATTGTCTGTTTGCGGAACGCAAACGCATTTGCAAAACGTCAACAAAAAACGTGTTGAATCAATGTGTTAATTGAGAAATGATGGCGGCGGCTAGAAAAGGAGATGCCAATGACCGCCGAAGAAGTCGCCGCCGAAGACGCCGCGCTAACCGCAGAGACTACCGCGCAACTCGCTTTCCTCGAATCGGCCCGCGCCGCCGGGGATCTAGACCGGGTGCTGGAACTGATGGGCCGGGCGATAGAGCCGGGCGACGATCCCCGGCTCACCATGGGTCTAGCGGCACTGCGCCGGATCAGCGCATCCAGTTTGATTTAATCAGGGCCTTGGCTTTCGGCGCGGCGTCGAGAACACCGCGCCGCAGCTGATCTGCTCGCTCAATCCAATCCACGCGCATCACCTGACGCGCTGCGATGGCATAAACCATGCAATCTAACGACTCGGCTCGCCGACCGGGAATGCGCTCGAACCGACGGACGGGCATTCCTTTCACATAACGGACTACAAGCCGCTCCGATGCCACCTGCGCGAACCACTCGCCGGGCAGGTCGTCGCTAAACCTGACCGCCCCCACCTTCGCCAGCAGGCCCAGGACGTGCGTCTTGATTCCGTCTACGCCCAGCAGCCATAAGCGGCCCTTCGCCGTCTTGCTCTTGCTGCGCTCGATCCATGGGCGCGCTCCTGCAACGCCTTTACCCGCCATGATCTTGCGGCTGGCACGGGGCGCACAGAAGGACACAACCCGCTCCATGGTTACGCCATCGCCCGCGTCAATGACTGCCGCGTCGATGCCGATTTTAGCGCCACAGGGATGGGGCCAGCGGGTCCGCAGCACGGTGTCCAGTTCGGCCCATGTCGTGTCGTCCGCCGGATCGCCGGGGATGATTTCATGCGCAAGCGCGAACAGGCTGCCGTCCTCGGCCCAGCCAAGTAGGGTCATTTCTAGGCGGTCACGCTGGACGTCGATTCCGGCGGTGATGACCAGGACGGCTTCTGGGATGGCATCCAGCCCGAACCGTTCCGCTCCGTTTGCAAGGGCCACGTCATCGACTTCCTCGGCATCGACCTTCCAGCCCTGCGCCAAAATCGTATTCACAAAGGTTTGCAGCGTGGTTGGATCGCCCTTCGCGGTCACGAATTCGGTCGCCAGCTTGGCCCAAGATGCATTTGCCAGCGTGGAGATCAGCGCATTCATTCTAAACCCGGCATGGCCCTTCACCTCGGGACGCTGCGCCCGCCATCGGCCTTTCGCGACCATGCCGGGCTTATGACGCTCATCAATCACGCACCCGCAATGCGGGCAGACGTAATGCGCGCGCTCCGGCTCGCCCTCGGGCCACTGAATATCTTTCCACGTGATTTCGTGGAAATCGCCGCACTCGGGGCACGGAACTTCATAGATTCGCTGATCGCTGGCCGCATAGGCGCGCAGGACATGGCTTGTGTCCTCAAAGACCGGCGTTGACCCGGTGATGATCTTGCGGTCCGCGAAACTTAGCGTGCGCCGCTCGGCCAGCACCAGCGGGTTGCCTTCCGCTGTGATTTCCATTCCGTCCGCCTCGTCTATCAGCAGGACGCGGACGTTGTGGCGGCGCAGGTTTCGGGGCGCGCGGGCGGCAACAACCTTGAGACTGCCGCCGGGGAAGCGGCGGGATAGCAGCGTGTTGCGCCCACCTTCGCCGCCGTCATCGTCCAGCAGTCCCGCCAGAGAGGGCGAGGCTGAAAAGATCGGTTCAACATCGCTGACGATGTAATCGCGGCAATCCGATTCCGTGGGAAGCAAGGCGAGGATCGGTGCCGGGTCGTTAGCTACATATCCGGCCAGCGCGCCAGTCAGCAAGGTGGTGAACCCGACGCGGACCGGCTTGACCAGCGTCACACGCTCGATGGTGGGATCCCCGATGGCGTCCGCAATCTCGACCTGCGGCGGCCACAGACTGACCGGGCCGGGCAGACTCGACACACCCTCGGGCAAATGAACGTGCGACTCAATCCATTCCGACAGGCGAAGCCGGGGCGGCGGGATCAGGGCGCGCAGGGCATTGCGGCGGATCTCGGCGATATTCATTCTGCGGCCTCCGCAAGCCTTTCCAGCGCCCGGCGCAGTTCCGCGTCAATGGCTTCAACATCATGCGGGGTCAGGTGCGCCAGTTTTTGCCGGGCACGCGAAGGGACCGCTAGAACGCCAGACCGGACCGACCGCAAAACGTCCTGCCACTCGCGCTCGACTTCTACGGCCTTGACCAGTTCACCGCGCAGCGCGGCGTTCTTAATGGCCTGGGCGTCGGCCTGCTCCGAGGCCAGCCGGGCGCGTTCGCGGGACAGGTCCAGCGCCGATTCCTGATCGCCCCGGCCCGCTGCCGCCATGCGCAAATGCTCGCAATAGGTCCGCACGGACTCGACCCTCGCATACTTGCCGGTCGAAACCTTTACGATATGGCCTGCGGCGGCATGTTCCCGAACCTTGCGGTCGCTGATGCCCAGCATGTCAGCCAATTCCTGCGCCGAACATGTATCACCAGCGCTCATGGCAGCGGCCCCCCTATAGTGTTTTTGAAGCGACTGAAATGGCGCGGCGCTGCGATACCCGCATTGACGGTCCCCAGAAGGACCCGCTGACCACTCCGAACCTCCTTGGCGAAAGGCCGGTCGGCTCGGCTAGGGATGACGCCATGAGGTGACGTGAAACGGCCATGGAAAACCTGACCGGTAGGGTGCGTGTAGCACTTGTAGCACTTTTCCCCTTTATCACCCGTCATGCGTTTTGTTTTCGCGCGTGCGCACACGTAAAAAACCCTGAAAACCCTTAGACGGGTGATAGAGGGAGAAAGTGCTACAAGTGCTACAAGGATGGGTATCATGGGAAAGTTGCTCCCGTTTTCAGGCGAAATCCGATGACACATGATGTAGGGTTGTCACGGCTCGACGGACGCGTCCGCTTCACTTCGACGTTGCCTTCTTCGCCGAGCGCACGGGTCATGGCTGTCTGCGTCCATTGCTTAGCGCCTTGCGCTTCACGCCACGTCCTGAACGCAGGGTAGATTTCACTGGTGGCCGTCTTGGCGTCGGGGTCCGGCACTAGGTATTCGGAGATGAAGTTTGCGACTGCGTCTTCGTCATCCATGTATTCGGCGCTGGCTTGTTTCACGACCTGGGGTGGGTTCAGACCCTGACGCCGCCACTCCACGGCCCCATCAATGGCCCAGCGCAGTATTGCAGGCCATTCGGCGCGCAGCTTGTCCTGTAGTCTCGGATCCTGCTTTCCGCTGTTGGCGAGGAAGGTTGCCCGAAAGGGGACCAGCAGGAACCGCTCCCGCATCGCAGTATCGACGCCCTTGAAGGCAGGCCGATTATTGCCGCTGATGAACAAGGTCGACTGTGGTCGGAAGGTAAAAGAGTTTTGCCTCATAAAGTTGGCGCTGATCTCGTCACCGCCAGTTAGAGACTTGAGAATGTCATCATTCCATGTTGCGCCTTTGGGCAATTCGTTGGCCGCGACAAGGCGGCGACCGTGCAGCTGCGCAATAGACTCTCTATGCCGTTGGAACTGTTGCTGGACGAAAATATCGGAACCGACCGTGAGTCCGTATTCGGCGCAGATGCTTACAAGTGTATTGACGAATGTTCCTTTGCCGTTGCGGCCCCTGCCGTAGAGGAACAGCAACTTGTGTTCTTCCGTCAGTCCCGTGATGGCATACCCGGCTGCGCGCTGCATGAACGAAATCAATTCCCGGTCAGGATCGCCATTGTCATCGGGGAATGTGGACTCCAGAAATCGGGTCCAGATCGGCGCATGTGTGCCTTTCGGGGCCGGGGTAACGGCTGTCGACTTCGTGATCATATCTGACCGCATCGCTGCCCGCAGAATGCCGGTTTTCAGATCCACCGTGCCGCCCGGCGTGCCCAATAGCAGGTGATCGCTGTCAAAGGCGTCCTGGCTGGCGATGCTCGACCAATTCGAGCGGGCCATATTGTAAACGGCTGTTGTCGTCCGATGTGAGCGCAGTTCCCGCACCAGCTTATCGGCCTTGCGTGTGTTGTCGCCGACCGCATCTGCCCTTATCTCTGCTGCCTTGACCTTGAGGAAATCCCGAACACGGGCAATAGCCACGACGAAGGGGGCTCTGACCCATCGGGAACCGTCCCAAAACAGCCAGCAGTCCCAATCCGCCACATATCTGGCGTTTTCGTCCCATTCCCGTATGCCGAGTTCTTCCGCCAAGCTGGCGTCGGTAATTTCTTCGGCGGTGTTGACCTGTGCACCATAAAATGCGCCACGGGACGGGGGATCGGTTTCCTGCGGGTCTATCGGGTCATAGGCATCTTGCCGGGGATCATCATCCGGTGCCCAATCTTCACCACATGCTGCGGCGGCATCGGACGCCCACGGGGCACGGTCAGTCATGGCCCGGCCCCCCGATCTTGAACTTGCGGGCCAGCTTGTCGACGGTTGCCGCGACTCCATCCCCCGTGACAATGGCGATCAGGCCGGTGAGTCCTTCGCCTTTCACGAAATCCTGTGCGCCGGTTAAGGTGCCCGACCAGCAGTCATTGGGGTGAACCAGCACCCATAGCCCGTTTTCCTGATCGCGCAGTTCAAAAACGCCATGCTCATTGAATTGGCCGCCCGGCAGGTAGTGCGTGAGCGCCTTTTCCCGGCGGCGATGCAGATGCGAGTCGATCAGCCAGACCGGCGGCAGGTCATAGAGCATCTGCCGTTCAAGCCCGTCGCTGACCTGCACGTCGCTGTAGATTTCGGCCAGCGCCTCAAGGGATTCGCGGGCAGCAACCGGGCGGCCATCCACCAAGAGCGCATGCGCGTCTCCGACCGCGCCTCGCGCCGTCACAAGCATCACCTGTTCGGCGGCGCTAAGCATCGGCGTGCCCGGCTTTATGCGGGTCCGGCGGGGTGGTTTTGCTTTGCGCGAATCGAGTTTGTTACTCATAGCGTCCGGAGTCCATCTGGGTTCACCTGACACCATACCTGCCAGCAAGTTCGGGGTCAAGTGAACCCAAATGAACTCGGAATGGTCGGGCGACTTAGCCGGAACGAAAAAACCCCGCGCAAGGCGGGGCTTGGGCAAGACAAGTTGATAAAGGCGGGTTACTTCCGCACTTGCCCTTCCAATTCATCAGCCATGATATCAAAGGGATCGTGTCCTGCCGCTTGCGCATCTCCAGCAGTTTCGTCGCTGATTGTTGATGGCTCCCCCACCGGATTTCCATCACGAAACACCCGCACCTGCCAAACGCCATCTATAAGGATGGCTTTAATTGTATATACGCTACCGCCATGTTCGAATTCCCGGATTGTTTTCAAGTGATCCCCTCCTTGGCTATGGGTGCCAATGATTTGAAAGATGCATGAATTGGTCAACAGAAAACTACTTCCGGGCGGATTTCAGCGCCACGACCTCTGCCCCGCCATCCGTCGGCGCGACACGGGCCAGCCATGGCCAGCCCTTCCACTTGTCGCCGGTCGCCCGCAGGTGGGAATACCGCTGCAAAGACTGCCAAGACCTGTGCCCGGACACGCTGGCCGCCTGCGGGATGGTGCGGCCCATCTCAAAGAGGCGGGAAACCCCTTCGTGCCGCAGATCGTGAAAGTGCAAGTCTTCAATTTCAAGGAACCGGCAGGCGCGTGTAAACGACGCGGTGATTGCATCGGTTGAGAACGGGAAGATCCGTTCGGACTTTCTCGGCATCGCTCTTGCAATGGCCTCGGCCTCGGGCGTCAGATCCACCCACGTGTCATTTCCGATCTTCTGGCCGGGGTGTTTCATGTCCCGGACAAGAACCCGGCCCGGTTCTAGGTCGGCCCATGTAATGCGGGTGATTTCTTCTTGCCTGCGTGTTGAGAACAAGGCGAAAGCGACGATCATGTGCATCGGCATCGACCGGCCATGCGTGTGTTTGTCAGCGAAATGCTGCATTAGCTTGTCCAGTTCCGCCATGGTTGGGCGGCGGTCCCGCTTTGTGCTTTTGGCGGTAATGCCCATTCGGCGCATCACAACATGCGCAGCCTTCATTTCTGACGGGTCCAGCGGCATGCCCCACATCGGACCGGCGACGGCGAAGATGGCGGCAAGGTGGGAAGTATAGTTCGCCACGGTCTGCGGCTTCCGTCCCCCGTCCAGAAGCTCCTGCGCGAACGCCACCACATCCTGCGACCTGATGGCACCGCAGGGCAGAGCGGCTATCTCATACGTCTTGATGGCGGCCAGGACCTGCGCCTTGGTCTTGCCGATCTGCCGTTCACTCTCGGCGATATAGCGGTCTATGGCATCCGCCAACGTGACGCCGCTCTGTCGCTTCCGTGCGACCTTGTCGAAACCGCCCGGCTTATTGGCCTCGGCTTCTTTGCGGCGCAGCCATGCCTCCGCTGCGGCCCGGCGCTCGAATGTCGATGACGCGGACGTTTTGCGACCGTCTCGCATAACTCGGATTTGTGCGGTAAACACGACTTTGCCGTCCTTCAAACGGCGCTCGGTGATGGTGCCCAT